CGACTGCTTTCGACGACACCCACTTGGGCCTGAGCGCTCACACCCGTGCTGTTGCGCAAGCGCTGGGTGGTCCCCGCAACCGTCTGTGCCTGCAGCGCCTGCAAAGCGCCTGCCAGCGCCCTAATAGCCGCTGCTGTGGCTCCCTGAGCCTGTTGGCTTGCGCCGGGTGCCAGTACATCAAGGAAAGCCGCAGACCCACCGGTTTGCGCCTGCGACGATGCACTTGTAAAAAGCGCAAGTTTCCCAAAAGCTGCGGTGGCAGTTTGGGCTTGCGATGCAGCCGCTTGCGCGCTCAAAGACCGGCTAGTACTGGCCGCTACTGTCTGCACGATGCTGTCTGCAAGCGAAAAGTACTTGTAGCAATCAATGACAACCGATGCCGACTGCGCCTGCGATGACGCGCCAGAACATACCTTTGGCGCGCTCAGCGTTGCCAACACGCCTTGGGCTTGCGAGGACGCGCTGTAGCACGTCGCCGTCACCACGACAACGACTCGGGCGTCCTCGTTGAGTGCCGCATTGTTAAAACCGCTATTGAGCAGCATAGCGTGGCCCTGGTTAGGTGCTTAGCTGCTTGGGTGCTTAGTAGCCGCTGGTGCTGTTGCGCACGTCGTGGGTAAAGCTGGTGGCACTCACCACCGTACCCGAGGTGAACGCACCAATGGTCAGGTTGGCACTTGCTGCCCCGGCTGAGACATCCATCACCACGGTTGTGGTGTCAGACTTCACTATCCGCGCCCAGGTGGGCGTGATGTCCGCCACTGCCGTGCCCGAGGTGATGGCATTGGCTGTCAGCAGGCCGCTCACTGCCGATGGAAACGCCGTAGCACCAAAGGTCAGGGTCACGCCCAGCGTGTTACCGCTGACGGCAGTGTCTGCTGTGGCGGGTTGTACGCCGTCGTAGATGCGAATCAGTCCGCTGTTACACAACGTGGCCAAGGCATTTGCTTGAGCGTTCACGGTTGCGTCCGCAACTTGGGTATTGAGTGCCATAAGAATCCCCTAAAAAGTTAAACCAAACCGTCAAGCGGCCATGCCGGTGCCGGGTTTCATTTGCGGCGCGGCTGCCACCGTTGCCTTCACCTCCACCCCCATGGTGTTGACAAACGCACCGTAGTGCGCCTGCGCCCGCTGCGCGTTGCCCGCGTACTCGCTGTCTTTGCTGTAGGCCCTGTAGAGGATGTAGTCCAGCAGCGCATTGGCGTAGATGTCTGGGATCGAGATGTTCCCCGCCACCGCCGTATACAGAGCCCCGTCAGCGGGCTCCGCCACATCTGTGGGGTAGCCCGCGTACATCACCTCCAGCTTGGCCGATGTGGTGGCTGGCGGGTAGACGTAGAAGGTCTTTGGATCGCGGGCATCAAACATGTAGTTCAAAATGCTTGCAACACCGGTCAAGTTGTGCCACCCTGGCGTCTGCGAATCAAGGATTTCTCTCGCCACAAGCCGCACCGCGCCCAGCGTGCCCGCCATGTTGCGGCTGATCTCCAAGAGCTTGGCCGGGGTGACCGCCAGCGGGGCGCTGCCCGACGCATTGGCGGTGGCACTGCCCAAGCTCTGGCGCGTGCCAGCAACCAGCGTCATGGTGGCCGTGGTGTTCATGCTGTCAGGCCGGTAGGCCACCACCTCACGCTGCCCGTCATTGAGCCAGCGCACCAACTCGTTGACAGGCCAGCGGATGCTGGTGGTGTCTTGCAGCATCCCGACCACGCGCTGGACAATAGATTGAGCGGTTAAGGCCATGGTTTTTCCTGTGAGTTAGGCGGCGTGGTCAAAACGGGTTGGGCCGGGTACGGCTTGGCGAGCGGGTGAAGGAGCGGCTCACCACCTGCTGTGCCGCCAGCACCCCCGCCTCAAAATTGGCTTGGTGAAAGCTCGCCAGCTTGGGGTTGCCAAAGGGCACCTCGGGTATCAGCAGCAGCGCACCCAGCGCCCCGGCGGTGATGGTGGGGGCGTAGTTCTCAAACACCGCCCGGTCCAAGGTCGTGCTGCTGCGGGACGGCGCATAGGCCACCCGCAAGCGCAGGCTGATCGCCGCCGTGGGCTGCGGAAAGAAGTTCAGCTCCAGCAAGCTGGGCTGAAAGAAGTTGCTCGGTGTGCCACTTTGGTCCTCCCAACGCGAGACACTGGCATCCAGATAGTCAATCGTCACCGCATCAATCGCCTGGCCATCGACCTTGCAGGACAGGACCTGAACCACATTGGCGCCACTCGGGCCTTTTTTTTTTAATGATACGGCGACCACCGAGATCGTCTCCGCATCCTGGGTTTCCTGCCAAATCTTGGTGCGGGTGCAAAACTCAATGGCCGCATTGCGCACCGCATTGATGGCGGTCGGGTCCGGGCAGCCCACCGCCCAAGGGAGCAGGTGGGGCAAGAACTCGCTGTAGGTTGCCGTTGCCATGGCTACACCTGATCAGGGTTGTCCGTCTCAGCCGCCACTTCCGCCACCACGTCAGCCACCACCTTGGCCCGGCGTGGAGAGCGGGCTGTCGCTGCAGACTCAAACAGCGACTCCTCCCGCGCGTAGTAGCCCAAGGCCACCAGGGCTGCGGCACACTCGTCTGAGACGCCCAGCACCCGCCCATCCACGACTCGCACCACACCAAAGGGCGCAAAGTCGAATTCGCAGTTGTACTTACCCGGCACAGGGGATGGGATGTTGCAGGTTAAATTCACACAGCACTCCAAGTTATTGAGGCAGTCGCCCAATGCCGGGGCATCAACCCGCCACCAGGTAGACCGTCAGCCCCAACTTACCGGCAGCCGTGGTGGTGCAAGAGGCGGTCATCACCAGCCCGATCTTTTGGTCTGCCGTACGGCTCACCACAACCCGGGTGTGCGTGGCACTGGCCGCGCGCAGCAAGCCCCCGGCCTGCACCACTGTGGCACCGCTCACCCAGGCAGCACCGCCCGAGGCCGTGGTGTCGATGGTGTTGCCGGCGGTCAGAATGCCCAGATCAAACGCCCCGGCCGCTGAAGCCGACAGGTCATCGCAGTCAAAGGCCCAGTCCACCACCCGGTGGTTGGCTGGCAAAAAGCCCAGTTGCACCACATCGGCGCTGGCCAGCACAGCGGTGATGTCGTAGTCAAACCGAACTGCCATCACCTCCGAGCCGTTGACCACCGGGGTCGGTTTGGAGCCCTTTGCGTACAAAGTTTGAAGAATTGCCATGAGATTTCTCCGAAAAAATGAAAAGAACCAAGACCTGCGGGTGCTCAGGACGGGTCAGCACAGAAGGTGTCCACCGCCATCACCCCCATGTCGCGCGAGACGTTGTCCACCGGGCTGGTGAAGGTGGTCTTCTTCACCCCAAAGATCGAGCCGCAGGTGATCACCACCTGGTTGCCCCGGTCCTCGAGCTCCTCGTTCCAGTCAAAGCGCAGGCCGGTGCCGGCCGAGCCAAACGCCACCACCCCCGCCTGGCGGCCCATAAAGAGTGCGCGCGCGGCAGGCAGGTTGGCCCCGGCGCCGTAGTCGCTAAAGCGCACCACCGAGCGGTGCGAATGCAGCACCACCCCGGCGTGCATACCCAAAGCGCCCGAGAAGATGGGCGACTTCATGCCCACGGCTGCAGCGGTGGCTTTCTGGATATCGAGCCACTGCCCGGTGCTGGTGTTGTTGCGCAGCTGGAACGCCTGCCACGGGTGCATCAGCAAGCAGAAGGTGTCCTCACCGTCAATGCGTACTGGCTGCATGGCCGGGATGCCCAGCGTGCCGCCGCCCATCGTCGAGGTGCGTGCCACACAGCGCTCAATGGTGTTGAGCGTCATCAGGGTGGTCGCTGACACATTGGCCTTGGCGGTGGCCGCTGTACCGGCTGCATCCCCGTAGAGGATGTGCTGCGCATCCGGTGCGGTGAGCGCATTGCCAGCAAAACCGGCGTAGCTGGTCGGAAAAATGTAGTCTGGGTTGGTGCCCCGTGCGCCAGAGAGGTAGATGAACAGCAGCTCATCAAACACCTTGGCCCACCACTCCCCCTGGCGGCGCCGGGAAATGGTGCGCAGGTCGTGGATGGTGCGCTTGCGCGACATCTTGCCACCGGTGTTCACCCCAGAGCGCATCTGGTCGATGTACAGGTTGTCGGTGGCAAACTTCAGGTCCTCTTCCTTGCCCCGCAGCGTCGTGTCCCCTTCAACCGGCTGCATCTTGAGCTGCATCACCAGGTCATAGGAGATTTGGTCGCCCGCATCATTCTCCAGCTGCGGCAGCACCTGGATGGGGGTCTGCGCATCCGCACCAACGCCCATGAACTTGCGGTTGAAGTAAGACTCACGGCCGACATCAACGGCCAGAAAGGCGGAATAGCGCTTGAGCGCTTTCGGGTCGCCTACGCCCACAATGGTTGCACTCATGCAATGCTCCTCAAAGGTTGAACTTGAGGCACACTGCTGCGCGCCGACTTAGCCGCAGGGTGCGGCTAGCGCCCATTACAGCATTGACATTAGCATTTTTTGCGGCGGTGAAATCCCCCCTTGTGCCTGCTGCGCCGGGCTGGCTCGGGTGGGCAGTTCAATCAGCACGTCAGGCGCAGACCTGATCTCCAGGCGGGCGCGCTGGCCACTCTTCTCCAGCAGCGTCAGCGCCACCCGGCCGGCATCAAAGGACACCGTCTCCCCGGTCCTGATGTCTACTTTAAGGACCTTCATCAAGCCGCGCGCAAATACCTCGTCACTTCATCGGGTGCCATGCGGGCCAGCTGGCGCTCCAAGTCCATGCCCGAGAGCCGCTCGAGCTTGGCAAACTCATCGCCCCCACCAGTCTCAGGCAAGGCGGCCGCCGGCACTGCGGCCAGCGTCGACGGGATGTTTTGCAGCAAAGACGGCGGCGGCTTGGCTGGCGCTGCCGGGGCCTGTGCGGGTGCACCCAGCCCGCCAAACAGTTTGCGCACGGCTGAATCTGCCTGCGTCAAAAACCAGCTGCTGCTCTTGTTGGCATTCTCAGGCTGGTGCGCAAGCGCCTTGATCGAGGCATCCAGGGCAGCAAACAGAATCGGGTCTTTGTAGACCGTGCTGCTGTCCTGCTCAAAAAAGCGTGACTGCTCCCACTGCCAGCGGGCCTTTTGGTTTTGCTCATTCTGCTCAGCCGCAAAGCTGGCAAACCGCTGCTCCGAGCGCAGGTCTGCGCGGCCCTCAATGATGGCGGTCTTCTCGGCGTCGTAGGCTGCAATGTCCAGGTCACCGGCGGCGAGTTGCTCCCGCAGCACCACCTCCCGGGCCGCCAGCGCTGCCATCTTGCCCTCAAAGTCCGCCACTGCGGGCACGGCAAAGGCCGGCACAAACTCCTGCACCACCCCCTCT